TTACCACTAATGATGATGTTGCCTTCGAAACCAGTACGGAGATAAACATTCCCTGTAGGCTCGTCTAGTGCTAATGCTTGGTTGATATTGCGTAAATACCACGGTGCAACGTTGCTTGGATCTGGTGTAGCCATAAAAATACTCTCTAGTTAGAGAGTATTTATCGTTTTAAAAATTTATTGGGACATGCGAATTTTTAGTACTTCGCACCGATTTTTTACAATATTGTAAAATTCTGATTTACTTAATCTAAATTGCATTGCAATGTTTTTCTTGATTGCTTTATGTCTAGCATACCCCATGTCTTTTCCGTGTATTTGTTTATACAAGTTTTTGATATAGTCTATATCAAAGAGATCCTCAAAGTTTATAATGTAATCATATTCGTGCAAATAATCATTATCTAAGTTCTGAGAATTGGGTAATTCTTTTAAGGCTGAAGTTGCTAATTTATCAAGTATTTCGTGTATCGTGCGAGAGTCTGGTACACCGACTTCTTCCATTGTTAACACTGGAGTGTGTTCTGTGTTGTTTGCGACTACTTTACTATGTGCTAACCACAATAGGTCAATCTGTTCTTCGAGGGTGGTTGCAACTATTTTTATTTTAACTAATTTGTGTTTATTAACTTCATTGAATAACTCTGTCCAAGAGTTAAAGTTATTGTTAAAGTTTTCAAGTTGAGTTACTACACCATTAAAACTACCATGTATCTTTACATTGTAGCCGGTTGACGGGGGTAACTTTGCATAAGTGTTTAAATCTCGACTGAGAGAAGGATCAGTTTCAACGTCACGTAAACAGTGTGTTAGAAAATCTCCCCTTCCCCCAATATGATAGTTAACAAAGAACCCCATGAGTCATTATTTGATGTCCAATGGACGTTGCTTAGTGACCATAATGCAATAGAATTTTTCTTTTGCACTGAATTCTTCACCCGTATCAGTTTTACCTTGAATGTCAAACTCTAAGTTATTGAACTCGTCAATTGTGAATCCACAACGTGTTAATAACGCAACCAATTGAGTATGACCTAGAATACTATAATGATTCAAGTTGAACTCATGTTGACGTTCACAGTCGGGTGCAGGAACCTCAATATACATTTTAGAGCCTTGCTTCAATATACGATTGTATTCCATCAAGCTAAAGATAGGATATGGACTATGCTCTAGTGCATGACGCAAGAAAATGAAGTCAACACTTTCATCATAGTAACCATCTTTTTGTGGCAAGAAGCTCAAGTCATACTTTTTAATAGTGTGTCCGTTCTTTTCGCAGATTTCAATATCACCTGGGCTTAGTGTAACACCAGTCAAGTCTGTGTAACCACGTTCTTTCATTGCATCTAGGAAATAGCCTGGACCACATCCTAAATCGAGAATCTTACTATCTTTGGGTAAGTTCAGTGGGTCGATGTATTTGTTTACAATCTCACCAGTGAGTTTTTCATGCATTGGGCTAGTGCCTTCATCATAGATGTGGGCAGTGTATAGCCATTCGTTATAAAATTTTAGTTTGATTAAATCGAGAGTGTTGTTAATATCAATCATTGAGAATCCTGTAATTTGATACAATTACTTATTCTCGTTATTGACACTAAAATTATTTTCTCTTGTAGCCCTTGAATGGCTTGACTAAACTTTGTGTGTTTGTGCCGGGGGTTTCTTGGCTTTTCAAGTCACCGTGATTCAAGTCATGCATCTCACTACCCACAGCCTTATACGCTTGTTTAAGCATTTTGGCTTCAATCTCTGTGTATGGGTGAGCAGTATTGTATCGACCACTCCATGTTTCTGCATCTAGTTCAATAGGATTAACACCATCTGCACATGCAGTAGCCATCATGATACGGTTAAGCTCATATGTTCTATCATATCCACCTGGATCACGGAATTTATGCAATCCCACCGTAGCATTGCTTTGGCGCTTAGTTGGATTAGCAACTTTTCGTTCTATCAAAAACTCATGTGCTCTCATTTTCTCTTGTATCCTTTGAAGCCTTTGAGTGGGCTAGTTTTATCTACGTCCATTGATTCTTCACTACCCGGTGTACTAATTCGTGTCTTGCCAGTGACACCAACTTCTTTCATAGCAAAGTCAATATCCTTTTCGATATCACCATCCATATATGAAGATACAATCATGTTCTCGCCCCACGGGGTTTCTTTATCAAACTTATAAGGTGGAATTCCATCTTTAGAACGTTCAACGTGACCACGTGCACTTGCCATAGCTACACCAAAACGATATTGCTTATAGAAATCACTGTTAGGTAACCCTGAAATAGCATAGGTGCCTGGTATTGCTCTTGCCGCTTCTTGGCTCAATGCAATACGTTGTGATTCGTTAATAAATTCTTTTGCTCTCATGTTAACCGTTCTCAGTTGTGATTTCTAAATCGTTTTCAGTATCCATAACTGAATCAATGTATCCATCTAATCCAATATTTATACCATCTACAGTATCACCAATATAAGTTACTTGACCTGCAATAAAGTGTAACAATACTTCGTCTACGATAGGGTCTACCATTAGACGAACGTTACCATCAAATACATCCATGCTATAACGTGTTAGTGCATTTCCAAAGAATGTAGTACCATAACCAGTATACTTCACGTTAGCACTGTCATTTGATATCTGTGCTGTGATTGTAATTTCTTGACTATCAGGAGTTCCAGTATCACTAGAGCGAATTTGGAAACTTGCTTGTGTAAATGCATTAGCTGGTGTTTCAAAAATAACTTGACCCGGTGCATTACCTACACTGTAAACAGTACTAGTAACTGTGCCGACATAGAATAAGTTACTAAAGTTGTTGTTAATCTTTTCAAATGCTACACGTAATGGGTCACCTTGACCATCGTTAGCTGTTGCACCTACGTTGATATATTCTTGATTGTTATACGGACCGATTGGTTGCGTAAACTCTAGCATTTTAGCTGTAGGATCGACTGGCTCTTGTACGACTGGAACTTGTGTCATAGTTGTTACAGTTGACCCTAAAGCAAACAAATTGTTGAAGTTGTTGTTAATCTTTTCAAAAGCAAGACGAATAGGATCACCAGATCCATCGTTAGGTGCAGTACCTAGATTAATAACTTCTTGATTATAAACTGTTCCTAATGGCTGTACAGTAGTTTCTTGTACAATATTGTACTGAGAACCCATGTAAATGTTGTTTGCATTAATAGTAATAGTGCCAGAAAAATTTGCATTCGCAGCGGTTGTTCCACTGTTTGATGATTGCGTAGGATCGACCATCTCAACGGTGGGGGCTAGCGCAAATAGGTTTGCAAAGTTGTTATTGATTTTATCAAAAGCAGTGCGTAAAGGATCGCTTGTCCCGTCATTGGGTAATGCGCCGGCATCGATTACTTCTTTTGTCATTATAAATCCTAGTTTATAATGTATTTATCTTTCTAGCCAGGACTTGGGTCGGTCAATTGTAAGAGGTTTCTTGCTACGTTGTATTTCTTGTAGTGCTTTGATAGCTTGTATACGCACAGAAACATCCTGAGACTCTTTAACAATCTCAGTAAGTGCTGAAATTCGTGCTAGTTCAGCCATTGTGTAGTCTTTGTTGAGGGTTTTCTGTGTGTCTACGTATGTTTGATAGTCATTCGTAGACGCACAGCCTGCTAATAAGATTACGCAAAATATACTATTACTTAGAAATTTCATCATAAATCTTCTTTTGCTCAGTATACCATTCTTGCCAGCCATCTACTTTGGTTGAACATTCATAGTATAATGAATAGTTGTGAACAACTACTTTGAGCAAGTCAGTAATTGCTACTTTGTCTCCCTCAATCTTTTTCAAGTCCTCACACTTTTTCATAAGCTCGGGAGTTGGATTAGGGAATTTGGGTGCAACAGGTACAGTTGTAGAACATCCTGCGAGTAATAAAGCGATTAGTAAGTATCTCATTTTGTAGCCGCCTTATTATGTTGGTCAATGATAATTGCAGGAATGTTAGGACATTGTTCTACATACTTGATAACTTCATTGTCTTTTACGACTTCACGGTCAATGTACTTGATTATAGTCTGACCTTTTTCACGGACAATCTTCGTCTTCTCAACGATTTTCTCCTGAATCTCTACATTCTTTTCGGCACCTTTAGTCTCTGTTTCAGCGACTTTAGCCTTCATTTCTGCTACTTTGAGTTCCCACTCTTTGTAGTCTGCTAGTCCACCTTCTAAGTAGACTCCGAACACAAGTAACAAAATACTGATTACTTGTATTGCTAGTTTATAAGCCTTAATTAAGGGTATAAATCCTAGGATAAATCCTGCGATTGTTCCTAGGACACCAATGCCAAATATGATATGTATGGCTGATTCGGGTAGTATTGATAGTATCCACATAGTACCCGTATTTATACCCGAAGGGCATATAACTCAGGATTTACGTCTTTTAGAAAGTGACTTCTCTTATTGTCAAAAATGTCATTCATTTCAAAGAATTTAGACAGTTCGTTAGGATCATATGCATCAGTAAAGCACTTGTTTTTTAGTGCAGCCATTTTAATATGGAACATATCATCTTGGAACTGACACTTAGTATTGATCCAGTCTTCGATTCTTTCCCAGCACATTTTCTTGTATTCCAACGGCAAGTGTACGATGTTTAAATGTGAGGGGAATTCTAGTAAGTTAGACCAAACAGTTACCAACTGTTTATTTGCTATTCTGTTAAAGTTCTCAAAGTACTCAAATAAATCAGTGAGTTTATTTAAGTTGCCAATTTGCACAACTGGGCTAGGCTTAATGACAACGTTGCTTCCCATAGACAATAGTGTATTAATGTTCTTGTCGATTTGTCCCCAATTGCTAGGATATCGTAGATACTCTTGTATATCACCGTACCCATCAATACTAGCATAGAATGTAACTATCTTAAAGTGAGGCAATAACTCATAAAAACGTGCATTGAGGTTTGTCATGTTAGAGTTATACACTAACCTAATGTTCTTGCTTTTTCCAGTCTCTACTAGATATTCAAGTATCTCAAAATTCTTCTTAATGATTGTGGGTTCACCACCTGCAATGTATAACTGTCGTATTGAATCAAATGATTTCTTTACGTTGTCATCGAATGTATCTGTTTGATACCAATCATTGATATGTTCGTGAGTTGTTATACGGAAGAACTGATTGATATTTGTAGTAGATTCGAGTTCTAGTAATTCTTTCTCAAGCTGACTAGAGTTAACTGGAATACAACTTCTACAAGAGAGATTGCATAGATTACCAAAACGCAAGTCAACATCTAAAATCTTAGAGTCTACTTGTACTCCACCTTTGACACGATTTACCGCATCCGGGTTCATCATGAAATTCTTGTTATAGAGATAGCGTTTGCTTTGTTGACTGTTGTATGATTCATTTTTGTAACACTGCACACAGCTTTCAATCTTTTCTCCTGCTAGCATACGAGTTCTCAATGAAATGTAATCAGGAGAGTTTATGATGTCCTCTATCTTATCGTACCCTAAGTTATAGGGAGTACCATCATCTTTCTTAATGAACTGCTGTGATATACAACAGGGCTTTACACTACCATCTGGATCAACACTAATGTTAATCCATGGCATTACACAAAAACTATCATTCATAAAATTTCATAACCTTTTCTGCTATATAGTCCACTTCTACATCAGTGAGTTCTGGATAGATAGGTAAGCTGATAACTCCGCGACTTAGCATTACACTCGTACTCAACATATCGGGTTTAGGTAAACTCTTTCCTGTGGGTAAATCACCCAACACATACTCATAGTGAATCTTACTGTCAATTCCATCAGTCAACAAATGTGTATGCAATGAATTTCTATCAGGCAAGTACATCACAAACTTCTGGTGTGCATGTGGATCTTTAGTGTCAGATAAACAAGTTAGTGGCAATTCTCTGAACGCATCACACCAATACTTTGCAATCTCAGCACGGCGATTCTGCCATTCATCAATATATTTTGCTCTAATCATAAGTTGAGCACAATCTTGCTCACTCATTTTGCTGTTAGTTCCTACATTGTAGAAGTCAGGCTTGTTATTGTCTCTGTATCGTATTGCATACAAGTATAGGTGCTCGTCATTAGTAACAATAGCACCACCGTTGCCACTAGCAGGTAGATTCTTTGTCGGGTCAAAACTGATTGCCATTCCACTACCAACCATGCCACCGCACTCTAACCAATGTTGTGCCCCGTCAACGATGACACCGTATGAAGTTTGATAGTTACTGTTAGGCCAAGGTCTTAATCCTGCAAAGCCTACTACACAATCATATATCCCGGGTCTAGTATCATGGTGTATGATACCGTTCTTGTCAGTATCAACTAATTCAACATCCCATCCAGCAGTTAAGAATGCGTTTAATGTTGCAGGATAAGTTAAGTTGGGAATGCGAATCTTGGGATTGCCTACCATAGTATTGTGATGGTTTTGCTTTTTGTATCTAGCAATAATCTCAAGTGCTTGGGTGCCACTATGAACAGTGATAGCGTACTTCGTTTTGGTACGATTCTTTAGCCATTCTTCAAACGAACGTGTGTAATGCCCACCTACAAGTTGACCATCTTTAAGGGCTCGGTGGGTTGCATCAAGTAACTCTTCACCGATGTTCTTATATTGTCTTGCTAAACCAAAGTGTGTTATTTTCATTTTGTTTTTGTAGTTACTAAATCTGTAGTACAGGTACACAGTCTTTTAGAGCATGTTATACCTTCTGTACTGAAACTAATATTGTCATCAAGTGAATATTGTTTTCCGCCCACTTCACATACTCCCCTAAACACTTCATCTACCACAATACGCATCGTATCCATGCCTACTTCACAATTCCAATTTATAAAGGTATGTTGCTTAGACTTTAATAAATGTTGAGGGTCTATGCGTTTCACAGAACCATCATCATATGTTACGGATAACATACCTACCATCTTATGACTGTCAGGATATAATGGTGGTGTTTTTGTTCTTCTGTTTACACCAAACGACCAGGATCTTTTTACTTCTATTAGTTGTTCTGTGTTGTACAATTCGTAAATGTCGTAATCACCTATAATCATTGCTTTGAACAATACAGTAGAACCTGTATGTTCTTCAATATACTTCCTAGCTTCTATCGCTAAATCGATTGAGGTAGCAGTATGAGTTATCAAACAGATAGTGTTTACTTGTTCACTGTGGAAAGTGTTTAACACATCTACTATGTGCTTGTAATCACTAGTCTGTTCACTGTGATAGGTTATGTATAGATGATCCAAACATTTCTTTTGTCTTAGTTCTTCCCACCAACGTAGTGTACGTGTTCCGTTAGAAATTAAACTAACATACGCACCTTTACTTTTCACATGATCCATTAAGTCTAATAGTTCAGGGAATAATGTAGGCTCTCCGCCAGTGAACTGCATCCAGAACGGTTGATTATTACAGAGGTTAATAATTTTGTCAGCGTATTCTTTATACTTGTCTATAGTTAACCAACGCTTAGACCCATCTTTAATAGAATTACCGCAAAAGCTACAATCGTGATTGCACACGTTATGTAGCATCCATTCTACAAATTTAAGTTTTGTTTGAGATGCGGGTTCTACTTTGATGGGTACTATTGTCATTTTTTCATAGACCAATATGGACTATTACTTAACCACTCGTAGTACTTTTGAAAGCCTTCTTCTACGTCTACTTTAGGATTGTAACCAAAGTCTCTACGAGCGGCATCAATGTTCAATGCACCACGACTTGGGAAGTCTGCATCTTTTTCTCTGACATTTATTGTACCTTTACCTGCAATCTTCACTGCTAAGTTTGCGGCGTCTAGTAATGTTCTACTATGTGACTTTGTGATATTGTATGTCTTATTGTCCGTGTTGTCGCTTAGTGCTGCCGCAACAATACCATCAGCGGCATCTTCTACATAAGTAAAATCTAGTGTTTCATTGGCGCCATTAACATTGAGAGTGCCGCCACGCATCGCTGTAAGCATGAACTTAGCGATAACTCTGTCTTCCACATCAAGAGGACCGTAAACAGCACTAGGGCGAATAATAGTATGTACGCAATTATCCCTGCGACTATAATCTTTAACAAGCCATTCTCCTGCGAGTTTCATAATGCCATATTGACCTTGAGGATTACAGATGGCATCCTCTGTAACATCATCAGTAAAGTCTCCGTAGACCATACTTGAACTAATATACACGAACTTTCGTACATCATAGTTCTTACTAGCTTCCAACAAGTTGAGCAACCCTTCACTCATAACACGACTTCCCCATGCGGGATTCGCATTGACTACTTTTTGTCTTGGAAAACTAGCCATGTGAATTACAATCTCTGGCTGTTCAATGTTAAAGACTTTATCAACTGCTTGACTGTCACAAATATCACTCTTGTAATATCCACTCAAGTCAAGATGTGTGATACGTTCACCAATCAAGTAATCAATCTCGTCTTGAGGGATGATGCCATAGTTTGTTTGCGTGTCCATGATAGACACAATATGACCTTGGTCTTGTAGTCGTTTGACTACATGATGACCAATAAGTCCTAATCCACCTGTTACTAAAATGTTCATTCGAATTTCAACTTCCAATAAGTTAATTGTTTATGTGTTAAATATGCTCTGATTTGATATTCGTAACCATAGTTGTATATGTCATGGTTACGATGCCAACTAGGGGTAGGTGCAGAATTTTCCATTATCCACTTACCAGCTTCAGATTGTTGCCATTCATGTATGTATTGTCCTACCCACAAGTCCGGATCTTCAACATCACTCATTCTAATAGTATGAACTACGTGTGTTATGGACACTGTATGTTCACCCATGTCAGATATATTTACCTGATACTTGGGTCTACTTTCGTAGATATCGTCAGACTGCCATGTTTGCTTTAATTTGGCCATGACTTTGATAATTCTCAAGTGTAATGTCATTCATTGACATTTCAAAGATGTTAGTCTTATTAGGATTCAAACTGAGTGTGGGCAGAGGGTATTCATCCCGCAATAGTTGTTCTTTCACTTGTTCAATGTGATCCTTGTAGATATGAGTATCACCAGTAGAAATAATTAACTCACCTACACCATAACCAAGATGATGTGCAATTAAATGAGTGAGTAGCGCATAGCTAGCAATGTTAAAAGGTAAACCAAGAAACACATCCACACTACGCTGGTACATATGACAAGACAATTCTTTATTTTTGTTGACATAAAATTGACTCATTACATGACAAGGTGGCAAAGCCATCTGATCCAACTCACCGACATTCCAAGCACTGATAATGTGTCTACGACCATTAGGATCATTCTTTAGACCCTCAATGACGTTCTTGAGTTGGTCGACTTCCGTCCGATCCACTGCGAGGCGTGTGCCACCTTTGTGCGCCGCGCCCATGTCTTTTTCAACCGTGTCTTTGTTCCAGTGCCGCCATTGTACTCCATAGACACGACCCAAGTCGCCCTCGAATTTCGCCTTAGGCTTCCAGTACGGTGCAAGCGCATTGGGCGTCCAGATTGTAACTTTACCTTCTGGATTGCCGTGTGTGAGTTCTGCCAGCCTACGTTCGTCACTAGACCCTTCAATAAACCAGAGGAGCTCACCGACACAAGCCTTCCATGCAAGTTTCTTAGTAGTGATTGCGGGAAAGCCCCGACGCAAATCAAAGCGAAGATTACGTCCAAAAACACTATAGGTGCCAACACCAGTTCTGTCATCCTTAATTTCCCCGTTATCTAATATGTCTTGCAGTAAATCGTGATATTGTTTCATTTTCTTTTCCAAATTTCATACGTGTGGTCGTCATGTTTCTCTGTATGAGAACACACAAACTCACGTTCTAATTTTACTAGATTAATTGAAACATCACAAGTATATTCGGCTAAAGTCCTAGTTAAATGTATTTCATCTAACAAGTGCCAACTACTGTTAATTAATTGGGCGCCACCTATTAACCATACATCTGACAAATCCATTGTGTCTCTGTCAGGCAAGCTAGTGAGTGTTGTTACACCCATGATATCTTGTTTCGTGACTACAACATTAATACGATTGGGTAAGGGCTTCTTTGGTAAACTCTCCCACGTATTACGACCCATAAGAATAACCTTGCCTGTAGTCAATTCCTTGAATCTTGGCAAATCGCCCTGAATGTTGGTCCAGGGCAATTTGTTGTTGTAGCCTATTCCACCTTTCGGGTCACATGCTACTATCAATTTCATAATTTTCCTAATAATCTGTCTGTTTCTGGTTGTACGGTATCTGCAATACTTTGGACATTCAGTACAAATTCTACGCTCACTATCATGTCATCTAGTTCCTCTAGCTTGCGACCTACAGCCTCTTCGATTTGTTCTGGGTCTAATCCTTGTTGTAGAAATTTTTGAATATTGATTGTTTGTTGTTTTTTACCTTGAAGTTTAATAATTAACTTCTTAATAAATTGAACAGGGATCTTATTCTTTTCTACATCTTCAAGGATGTGTTCCCACTTTTCAATGAATTCGGGTGACATTAGACACTAACTTTTGCTCTTGTTTTTCTTGTCTTAGTTGGTTTAGCTTCAATAGCGGGTGCAGGTGCTACTGTTGGATCAAGTGTTTTTGCTTCATCCATCAATCGTTGTGCTTCTGCTAGTAAGCCTTTTGCTTCCCGTTCCATCTTCTGTGCTTGTTGCAAACGTTGTGCGGCTAGTGCTTGGTCACCAAGTGCATCACCGCTAGCTTGTACTGGTGGATTTTGAGGTCCACGCATTCTACGAACTACATCAGCTGGATCTTGCAAGCCACGTGACTTGTCTAGTTCTGCTAACTTCTGAACAGCGGCTTCACCTGTTTTCATTTCGTCAAGAATTGTATTCAATTCATCTAAACGAATTGTTTGATTTGGTGCAGGTGTCATAACGATTTGACTTGTTTGAACCTTCTTTAATTGTCCTTCGGCGTGCAACACTTGGAGAATGATTCGACCGTCTTTTGTATGTGTACGATTTAATGCGTCTGCTAAATGTTCGCTGTTTTGTCCAATGTCACTTTCGATACATTGAATCAATGGGTCATGAATGTGTTGGTTCAAAAGTTCTGTATAAGTAACCAAACACATATGAGGTTCACCTGGTACTTCGCGGAATACTACTGCCACTTTGCGGTCACCTTGTTTTCCTACATGTCGTGTAAACATATTAATCTCCTATTGTGTATATGCTAGTGATATTTAACTGATGTATATCAATCAAATATTTTTTATTGCACGTAATAGAAGCCCCAAGGCTTAGAAAAGTACGAATTTAGTGTTTTTTGGGCATCTAGGTTGTTAGTCAAGTCCCAGCCACAGCAGTAATACTTGTAGATAGGATCAGATGGGCTACTAAAGTTAGTATGTTGCAACCAAGGTGCAAACTCTGTGAACCCCACTCCCGCAGTAATATCTACTAATTGCTTGTTGACAATTTCCATGAACGCACGAATTTTAAGTAACTGCATCTGGTTAGTGATAGAGTTATATTGCTGAGATACAGTCCAGTTACCACTTGCCATTTCTTCCCAGAAGGTTGATGGCAGATATCCCACACCACTATCAGTCATTAATGATCCTGTAGTTAGAATAAACTTCTTACCATACACCATGTAGAAATCTTTAAGACGTTGCACTTCATTAACATTGTACGCATCGTTGAAATACAAACTGATAATTGTTTTCAAGTCATACACAGGTGTAGTAGACAATGTAGTGTTTACAAAGACACTTGCATAATCAACGTGATTCCAAATACTAGTTGGTTGAAATACATAAGTAGTGTATGACAGTTTACCACTATATACCTTTTTGATTTCATTAATCAATTGTTGCCAATAGAACAGATGGTCGTATGACTCTAACTCATGATTTCCTTCGCTGATAAAGACACCATAAACTTTATGTTGTTCTGCGATAGACACTATGCCACGCTGAAATTCAATAATACTATTGAACATTTGCTGTTCAGTGTATTTGGTAAAGTCAGTTGTAAGGTGCATATCAGTCACGCTATCAACAATTTGCAAAGACAACCAGAC